CACGACGCCCCCATTGGCAAAGGGCTGCACCCGCCCCTGCGAAAAAGACGCCCCCTTGGCAAAGGGGAAAAGCCCCCCCACCAAGCTGCCGATCCCCTGCGAAATCAGGCCACCAATTTGATCCGTCACCGGACGTGCAGCGTCGTTGAATGCGGTATTGACCATGATCGTGGCCAACCGCCGCAAACTGTCCGACAGGCCGTCGCCATCAACCACAGCCCCCCGGATGGCCCCACGCAGGCCCCGGCTCAACCCCCGCTCCAGCGATTGCACATCCTGTTCGGCGCCGGCAAAGCCGCCCCGCACCCGCGCCAGTTCTGCGCCAAAGGCCGCCGCCATACTGGTCGTCTGCCCCATTGCATCATCAAGGGCGGCAATCTGCGCCTCCAACTCATCCATCGCTCATCTCTCCTTTTCCATCGGGAAAGGCGCGCAAGAGCGCCTCCAATCCAGCGCGCGCCATCGGGGCCACGCCCTGCCGCTCCCCCAGCATCAGGCTCAATTCGACCGGCGTCAGCGCCCAGAACTCGGCTGGTTTAAGTCCTAATCCCAGAAGCCCCGCGCGCATCAACGCAGGCCAGTCAAACCGCCCGCTCATGCGGCCCCCTCTGGCAAGGCAAAGGCCCGCGCCAAAAGCTCTGCCGCCGCCCGCGCCGCCGCCAACGGCCCACCTTCTATGTCGGCACTCAGCAAATCCGCCGCCGATCCGCGCCAGCCGCCGCCACGCAGCCCTGCCACGATCAGTGCCAGCACATCGCGGGTGGAAAACGCGCCCCCTTCGAACCGCGCCACCAGATCGACAAGCGAACCGCTCGCCAACCCCGCCTCCAACTCGGCCAGCGCGCCCAGCGTAAGGCGCATCACCTGCCGCTCTCCGCCGATCACCAGCGCCACTTCGCCTGCCCAGGGGTTGGCCATTGGATTACAGCACCGTAAAGGTCAGTTGCCCGGCCGAGGCGAGCGCCAACTCATACGTCGCCTCACCATCATGGGTGCCGCCATATTCGATCGCCGTCACTTGGAAGGGCCCCTCGATGGTGCCAAAATCCGGGATCACCACCTGAAAATCCGGCATTTCCCCATCAAAGAAGATCTGCCGCGCCCGCGCATCGCTTGTCGCATCGCGAAAAATACCCGATCCGCTGATGCTTGCAGATTTAACACCCGCCCCCGCCAGCAATTCGCGCCACCCGCCCGCCGACTCAAGGCTGGTCACATCCACGCTCTCGGCGTTGAAACTCACGCGGGTGGCCCGTAGCCCCGCCACCGTCTGAAAGTTGCCGCTGCCATTGAGGTCAATCTTGACCAGCAGATCCTTGCCATTCTGTACAGCCATTGTCGTCACTCCAGAGTTTAAAGGTTAAGCGCCATCATCCACGCGCGCCTGAAAGGTCAGCTCGATCCGCCGCGCCTGCCCAGCCGTTTCGCGCCGCGCGTGGGCACGCAGGAAATTAAGGCCGCTCACCCGCCCGCGGCTCAGCGTTAAGTCAGCATCCAGCAGCGCATCGCTGACAGCACCCGCCACGGCCTTGGCCTCTTGAAACCCGCCACTCTCGCTGACAACGGTGACGGTGAAGCGGTGCCAAGCCCCGCCAGCGCTGCCATCGCCACGTGCGCGAACCTCCTCAGGGCCAAGCATCACATAGAGCGGCGGCACCCGGCCCGGCGGCAGCGCATCATGAATCGCACCGCCCACCAGCGCGCTTAATGCCACATCCTGCACCAGCCGTTGATACACCGCCGCCTGTAATCCTGCCGCCATCGCGTAGCTCATGGCACCACCTCCTCTTGCGCCCAGAGAGACAGGTATCGCCCGCCCATATCCGCCTCGGTGACTGACAGGATTGCGAATTCGCGCGCACCATCGCGCAACCGGTTTCCGGCCTCTGGTCGCGACGCTGCCCCCTGAGGTGCAGCGCGCACCGTGATCCGATAGGCGGCCCGCGCCACAGCCGCGCCGCCCACCTCCGCCTCTCGGGCCGAGCGCGCGGCAACCTCAGCCCAAAGCGTGCCGCGCACCTCCCAGACTTCCGTGACACCCCCGGCCCCATCCGAGAGACGCACCGCCGCCTCCAGCACAAGGCGTCGGTTCAGCCTCGGGCGCGCCATCACCGCGCCCCCCCGCCCAACAGCCGCACCGTACGATAGCGCTCGATCAGGCTGGCCACGCCAAAGGGCATGCAGCCGCTGCTCAGGCTCAGGTCATGCCGGTACTCGTAGTAATGCGCCGCCAGCATCAACACCGCTTGCGCCAGATCTGCGGGCAGATCCCCCCAACCCACGCCAAAGCCCGCGCGAAACCGGACCTCCGCAACGCCCCCGCGCACAATCACGGGCAGGAACGTGCCCACAGGCCGCAGCACAGGCCGGTGCACATCCTGCTCCAGCCGGTAGTGCGCGGGGTCAATCACCTCGATCTCATCCGCCCGGTTGCGCAAACCAAGGCTCAGCAACGCCCGCACGGGTGCGACCGGCAAAGCCTGCCCTGTCGCATCCCTCCAGTGATGCACCGCCCAAGAAAATTCGCGCTCCAGCAACACCTTGCCGGTGCGCCCCTCGATGGCCGCCAGCGACGCACGCAGAAAACTTTCCAGAACCGGGTCCTGGATATCGTCATCGGCAAAGCCCGTGCCCAACCGCAGATGCGCCTTGAACTCCGCCAGCGGCAGCGCGGCCAGGGGCACCGCAGTTTCTTCGATTAACATCATGGACCTACTCCATTTATCCCGGACCCCTCCGGTGGTTCAGGCGCGCGCCATTCCGCGTTGCACGGACGGAGGGGACAGTTGGACAACGCCTCGCCCGAACGGCACGCGCCCCAGGGCAAGGGGATCACCCCCGCCCCGTCGCCGCGTCCTCAGGAAACGGCAAACTTCAAGAGCTTGATCGCCTTGAAATCGGACACATCGCCGCCCACCCGCTTGGTCGCGTAGAACAGGACATGCGGCTTGGCGCTGTAGGGATCACGCAACACCCGCAAATCCGGGCGCTCGGCCACGGTGTAGCCCGCGTTGAAATCGCCAAAGGCGATGGCATTTGCCCCGGTCGCGATGTCGGGCATATCCTCGGCGATCAGCACCGGGTAACCCATCAGCCGCGCAGGTTCTCCGGCAGCCAGACCGTCCGACCACAGGAACCGCCCATCGGCATCCTTCATCTTGCGAATGGCGCCTGCGGTTTTGGAATTCATCACAAAGGTGCCGTTCGCCCGGTACTGCGCGCCCAAGGCATAGACCAGATCGACAATCGGATCAGGCCCCGAAATCGCGCCCGCAACGCCCGTGGGCACATACCCCAGATTGCCCCAGACCCAGACATCATTGTCCACATTCGGATGCGTCAGGAACCCGCGTGGCTTGTCCACCCCATCGCCCGCAACGAACGCCGCCGCCTCGGCGCGCGCGAACTTGTCGGCGATGCGCCCTGCCAGCCAGCCCTCGACGTCAAAGGCACTGTCATCCAGCAGCCGCTGGCTGGCCTTGGGCAGCGCGCTCAGCTCATGTAGCGGGATGCTGATGCGGTCGATCACCGGCGTATCGCTCTCGGACACTGTGCCGCTTTCCGTGGCCCAGCCATGGCCCACATCAGTGTGATCCACCAACACATCAAAACTGGTGGCCTCGACCGCCACCACATTGGCAACCGCCCGGATCGACGCGGTGGACCTCAGCACCGAGCGGATCGTCTCGGCGGTTTGCGGATCGACCAGATAGCCGCCTTCCCCCGCAATCGCGGTATTGAGCGCCTTGCCCTCCAATTCGAGGCCGCGCAGCCCGTCATCGTCGCCACCGCGCAGATAGGCGTCAAACGCCTTGCGATGCGGCGCAGAGCCGTCAGAACTGGCCGCCAGATGCGGACGCGCAAGCGCGATGGATTTGCGTTCAAACATGGTCATTTTCTCTTCTTGCTGTTGCAGTCGGTTGTGAATTTCGGCCCGAAAGCCACTGAACTCGCTCAGAAACCCCGCCACTGCGGATTTCACCTCGGCCACCGGAGACAGATCTTCCCCGGCCCGAGCCTTTGCTTGGGTCATCATCATTCCATCCTTCAGGTTTGGGTCCTCGCTCGGGCGCTACACCTGCGCCATCTCCCGGCGGGCCGCGTCGAACGCCGCCGCCATCTCGCGCAGGGCTTGGGCCTCAGGGGCATCGCCCTTGGCCGTCACCCGCGCACTGGGCAGCATCGGGAAGGTCACCAGCGACACTTCCCACAGCTCCAGTTCCGTCAAGAGCCGCTGGCCCTTGTCATTCTTCACCGCGCGCAGCGTCCGGTATCCGATGCTGAGGCCATCAATCGCCCCCGCCGAGATCAGCGCTGCCGCCTCACGCGCACGCGCGACATTCTCCAGAAGCCGCCCCTTGACCCACAGGCCCCGCGCATCCTCGCGCACCTCGTCCCAGATGCCGATTGGTTGCGCCGGATCATGCTGCCACAGCATCTTGACGCGCCGCCCCTCCTTGGCCAGCCGCGCGAGAGAGGCCACATAGGCCCCCCGCTCGACAATATCACCACCCTGATCGGGGGCTCCGAACAGGCTGGCGTATCCCTCGATCTGCCCGGCGTCGCTTACGCTCAGCACCGCCCCATCCAGCCGCGCGAATTTGCGTTCCAGCCCTGTATCCATGTCCATCCGTCTCATCCTTTCCCTCTGCCTTACCCCGGCAACACCGCCAAAAGCGGCTGAAACGCCTGCGCGAGGATCGCTGCCACCACACCGTAAACCGCCAGCCACAATCGCCGCTCCAGCCGCTCCAAGGCCGCCTCGGTGCGCTCCAACCGCTCGGTCATCGCGCGGGTCTGAAACTCTGAAACCCGCTCATGCGCCTCCATTCGCAGCCCCGGCGCACAGTCGAACGCCTCGAACCCATAGCGCGGCGGCGGCACTCCCCG